GTACCCTGTAACGGTGATGTCGGTGGCTTGATTGCATATACAGAAGAGAACCGTGATGCATGGTGGTCTCCTGCTGGTTTCTCCAGAGGTCATTTGAAGAATGTTGTCAAACTCGCATGGAATCCTGATAAAACTGATCGTGATGAACTGTATGTAAACGGCGTCAATCCTATCGTTGTCATTGCAGGAGAAGGAACTATTCTCTACGGCGACAAGACAATGCTGAGTAAACCGAGCGCCTTCGATAGGATCAATGTTAGACGATTATTCATTGTTCTTGAGAAATCGATTGCTGATGCTGCGAAATACGCTCTTTTCGAATTTAATGATTCTTTTACCCGATTAAGATTCAGACAAATTGTCGAACCTTTCCTTCGTGATGTTCAAGGAAGAAGAGGTATTACTTCCTGGAGCGTGGTTTGTGATGACACGAACAACACGCCTTATGTGATTGATACTAATAACTTTGTTGGAGATATTTACGTAGCTCCTGCCAGGTCAATAAATTTCGTTAGTCTCAACTTTGTTGCCAGTCCTACTGGTGTGGTATTTTCAGAGATCCAAGGGCAATTTGGTGACTTCTGATCTTTTAACTGATATTTTAATCTTTACAAAGTAATTACTTCATGATATAATGTGATATTGAAGAAGGGATAGGCTGATCCCCGAAAGCAAGAAACCTACTTGTTTCCCTTCTTAATTCATTAGGTAACTCTTAAGGGTAAAGACATGAACAGACAAGAGATAAGAAGTTGGATATTACAAAATTGTTTTAATGAAAATGGATCTTTGAAAAGTACTTCAATAGGTCAATTGAATTGGTGGAAAAAGAACAACCGAGTTGATGTGCTTAAACACATTGATACAGGATATTCTATTATTGAAAATGTGATGTTGTTCCTTTCTGGTATGACAGAACATAATTGCAAAAATTGTGGTAAAAGAATCGACTCTTTAGGTAAGATCTTTTGTTCTTATAAATGTTCAAATTCTGACAAAGATTTAAAGTCAAAAAGAAATAAACCGGATAAATATTGTCATTTTAAGTCACAAGAATTTAAAGATTATATGAAATCTTTTGATGTATATCCTTCACAACGTGAAGAAGTAATACAAAAAAGAAAGAAAACAAACAAAGAAAAATACGGCACTGAATACCAAATATCATCACCGAAAACACGAAAGAAGATAGATACTACACTTGATGAAAAGTATGGTGTTCAAAATGTGCAACAAATTAAAGAAGTCAAACAACGAACACTTAAAACTCAGAAAGAAAATTTAATAAAAATACACGGTGTTGATAATTTTGGAAAAACACCAGAAGCATTAAGAAAGAATAAAGAGAGTTTAGACAGAAAAGGCATCATCAATCATGGTCAAGAGAATTTCAAAAAATTAGCTCCTGTTGTTTTTGAAATTCTTAATAATAAAGAGTTACTTATAAATTATCTCAAAGAATATGAATATCATGCTGCTCTAATACGCCATTTTCATTCTCTGTATGATTACAAAGTTTCGATAACGACTTTATTCAATTATATGAGGAAATATGATATACCGATTGTGAAGAAATTCAGTGGATTAGAATTAGAATTGATAGAATATATCAAAACTTTTTATGATAATGATGTGCTACATAACAAATATAAAATTATTGATAAACAACTTGATGTTTATGTTCCTGATAAACAAATCGCATATGAGATTGACGGTCTTCATTGGCACTCAGAAGATTTTGGTAAATCGAGTTCATATCATCTGAATAAAACAGTCGACTGTGAATCGAAAGGAATACAACTGTTTCATATATACGACAATGAGTGGATAACAAAGAAAGGCATTTGGAAATCTGTTATCAAAGACTCTTTAGGAATTCATGATGTTGTCATAGGCGCTCGGCAAACAACTTTACGAGAAATAACATCGAAAGAAGCAAGAGTATTCTGTCAGTTTAATCATCTTCAAGGTTCGACTAACACTTCTTTCAATTATGGATTGTTTTATGACAATGAACTTGTTGCTGTTATGACATTTTCAAAAGCACGATATGGTACTTATGATTATGAGCTGCAACGGTTTTGTTGCAAATTAGGATACAAGATTCATGGCGCTGCATCGAAGTTATTGAAAGCATTTACTGATAAACATAAAGGTTCATTGGTATCATATGCAAACAGAAGATGGAGCAAAGGTTCTTTGTATGAGAAATTAGGATTTGAGTTTATAAATAATACAGAGCCAAGTTATTTCTATTTCAAGCACAATGAGTATGAACTATATTCAAGGATAAAATTTCAGAAGCACAAACTCAAAGAGATACTTGAACACTTTGATGAAAATTTATCAGAGTGGGAGAATATGAAAGCTAATGGTTATGACAGAATTTGGGACTGTGGCAATAAGGTATATGTTCTGAACATATGAAATCATATTGACGAGGATAGGTTGATCACCGAAAAGCATCCATCCAATGCCTTCCTCGTTAATTTTAAATGGATAATCTTGGGGACAAGATATGAACAGACAAGAAATAAGAAGTTGGGTTCTGAATAACTGTTTTAATGAAAGCGGAAAACGATTCAGACCAGGAGTGAACACAGAAGTGTGGTGGATGATGACAGAAATGTCTAAAGTTGTTTATACTTCATTGCCTCATCATTATAAAGATAATATATTAAATGTACTGGCTTATCTTCAAGACATAGATTATTTTAAATGTATTACATGTGGTAAACTTTTACTACGAAACAAGATGTATTGTGATGCTCATTGTCAGAATACAGGACCTTATATAACACCGTTTAAAAATGCTCAAAGTCCAGAAGTAAAAGCGAGACGACATAAAACTTGTATAGAAAAATACGGTTGTGTTTCTCCTTTTGGAAACAAAGAAGTACAAGGTAAATCAAAAAAGACAAATAAAGAAAAATACGGCGCTGAATCTGTTTTTGGCAAAGATTCTTCTGTACGCCTTAAAGTTGAAGAAACACAAACAAGACTATACGGTGGAGTAGGTTTTCAATCAAAAGAAATTTTACAAAAAACACATAATACACAAATTGAAAGATACGGTGCAGTTGGATTAGCAGCAGAACAGACAAAAAAGAAATCACAGAAGACACGGAAAGAAAACAGTCCTTGTAGCAACCTTACAGAAGAACAGTGTTATGAATTAATAACTACAAATGGTGTTCAAGGAACAGCTGATTTTTTAGGCGCTCATTATTCTTCTGTATATAATGCTATTCACCGTTTAGGATTAGAAGATCTGCTCAAAAAGTGTGACTCGCTATATCAACTCGAGATTATGACCTTTGTGAAGTCAGTTTATTCAGGAACAGTAATCAAAGATGCCGCTGTTTTGGATAATAAAGAAATTGATGTTTATTTACCGGAACTCAAATTAGGTTTCGAATGCGACGGTATATACTATCATTCGAGTAAATATGTAGATCCTGGATATCATGCATGGAAATCTTCAAAAGCTCGTGATAACGGGATTCGATTGATTCATATATTTGAAGACGAATGGTATGATCATAAAGACATTTGGAAAGAAAAGATAAAGCATTTAATCGGCATACGGGATAGTGTTATCTATGCTCGAAAGACTATTTGTAAAGAGATAACAAAGAAAGACTCCAAACCGTTTCTTGAGAAATATCATATTCAAGGTGTAGGTAAAAGCAACAAAGTTTATGGATTGTTTTTCGAGGATGAACTTGTTTCTGTAATGACTTTTAGAAAGGATAAAGAAGATTATATCCTTGATCGTTTTTGTTCTTCATGTACTGTAACAGGTGGATTTTCGAAATTATTGAAGTTCTTTATCAATAACAATGATGTTAAGAAGATTTACAGTTTCCTTGATATAGCATCAAATGGTTATCACGAATCTGTTTATGATCGAACTGGTTTTGTCATTGATAAGATACTCAGACATGATTATAAATATCTTTATAAAGGCAAACGCGTTCATAAGTTTAACTTCAGGCATAAGCATCTAGCTAAACTCTTGAAAAATTATGATCCTAATCTCTCTGAGTACCAAAACACATTGAATAATAATATTTGGCAGATTTATGACTCTGGAAAGATAAGGTATGTCCTCAACACATAAATACATTACAAGAACCCAAGAACCATTCTTCATTCAAGAAAATAGAATAAAAGAGTTTAAAGGATACAAATGGAAGACTTCCTCGAAGAAGGTGATTACCGTTATACAGTATACAGAGTCAAACACAAACCTGCTCCTGGTAAAGACTCCGCTGGTATATTCCCGATTAATACAAAATTAGAGTTCCTTGAGTATCTGAACAATGATGAAGTCGATTCATGGATGCTCACAAATGCTCATAAGTATCCTTCTGTTATTATTGCACGGTCAGACAACAAATGGGTAATGTATGATCAACCGCATGGTTCTTCATTTAAAAAGGTCGACTCTGGGAAGAACTTCAATACAGTGTTCCGAGGCGTTTATAATAAGAAAGCAGATGTATCAGAAAAAACAGTACTTTCTTTCAAAGATTTTCTGAATGAAGCATCTGATAACGACACACAGTTTGAACAACTGATCAAGAAAGCCAAAGCGTTGCCTCTTGAAAATAAAAGCGCTTCTGAGCTCATGAAAGATAAAGCATATATAAAGGGTAAGATCGGTAACTCATTCGTGACATTCTCATATATGTTGCCATCTGATGCTTCTGGTGCTGGATATAGATTTATCGGTTTGTCTGTCAACGAGTCAGGTAAAGTGATAAATACACATAATACGACATTCAAGAAAATGGCTTCTGGTATAATCAAAAATGATTCTGCTCGAAAGAAGAACTATCTTGAGAATGTAAAAGAATTTAAAGCAGCAATTGAACATATTCAATCATTAATCAAATAAAAGATTCTATAAAGAGGAAACTATGACACTCAGCATTTCAGATTTTAAAGCAAACTTCTCTTCGGGTGCTCGACCTAACCTGTACAGAGTAATTATTTCAGAACTTGGTGAAGATGTCGGTTTTCTCGCTAAAGCCGCTCAGTTGCCTTCTTCTGTAATCGCCAATATTGATGTTCCATATATGGGTCGCCAATTGAAGGTTGCCGGTAATAGAACTTATGAAGACTGGACAATCACGATCCTTAATGACATTGATTTTAATATTCGGCGTGCTTTAGAAGCATGGCAAGATGTCATTAATGGACATGAGAGCAATGAAGGCCCGACTAATCTTTCATATTACAGAGATGGTCGAATTGAACAACTTGACCAAGCTGGTAATGTCATATATGCATATGAACTGCGTGATATTTGGCCTACCAATATCGCTGCCATTGAGCTTGGTTATGATACCAATGATGCTATTGAAGAGTTCCAAGTGACTTTTGCCATTGGGTCTATGATTCTTTCTGATGGTACTCAAGGTTAATAGATCAACTAAGGATAACTAATGGCATTACGAGACCTGTTTGAATCATTCGGACTTGTCATAAAAAACAAGAAAGAAAAGGAAGTACCCCAAGTCGTACGAGATGTTTATGATGACGGTGCATATGAAACCCTCGCTTCTGGCGGTGTTACATATGATGGGTACTTCGATGTCTTGGGTTCTTTGACAAATGACAGGGAACTCATTTCCATGTACCGAGAGATTTCATTTATTCCAGAAGTCGATCAAGCTATCATGGAAATAGTCAATGATGCAGTTGTGTATCCTAAATCTGATATTCATCCTGTTAAAATTAATCTTGATGCCGTAGAACTTTCTGACTCGATAAAGACCAAGATCATTGATGAGTTCAATCATACTCTTAGTCTTTTACACTTTGACACGAAAGCTGATGATACATTCAGAAAGTGGTACATTGATGGTCGATTGCCACTTTATCTACATGTTGATTCGACTAAGTTATCAAAGGGCATTTCAAAGATCATTCCTATTGATTCATGCCAGATAAAGAAAGTCCGCGAAATAAAGAAAATGCCAGAGGATGGTGTTGAGAAGATTGTTGGTATAGAAGAGAAGTATTGGTACTTTCCTGATGAGAATATGCCCGGAGAATTCACTAATAAGAAACTCGGTTCTTTCTCATATAACGGCGCTCAGAAACAAGGAATTGAACTGTCTAAAGATTCTGTTGTTTTTTTTATTTTTTGTATTTTGGATGAAACACGGACGACTATTTTATCATATCTCCATAAAGCTATCAAACCGAGCAATCAGTTGTCCCAGATCGAAGATGCCATGATTATCTACAGGATATCACGAGCACCTGAGCGACGGGTATTCTACATTGATACAGGTTCATTGCCCAAGTCAAAAGCTGAAGCATATATGACTGGGTTGATGGCGAAGTTCAAGAATAAAATGTCGTACGATGGAACAACCGGCAAAATTAAATCCCAGAATCATATACGGTCTATCCTTGAAGATTACTGGCTCCCCAGGAGTGAAGGTTGCTTTACCTTAGACACAAAAATTAAATTGCTTGATGGTAGAGATGAATCTTTAGGAACTCTCATTGAAGAATTTAATTCTGGTAAAGATAATTGGTCTTATTCAGTTGATCGAAAAACCGGCAAGATTGTTCCTGGAAAGATATCTTGGGCAGGAATCACAAAAACAAATACTGAGATAATTGATGTTTTTCTTGATAATGGTGAAGTTATAACTTGTACTCCTGAACATAAATTCATACTTAGAAACGGTGATTTAATAGAAGCAAAAGATTTGTCTTTTGGTTCATCATTAATGCCTATTAATACTAGAAATCAAAAATTGATAAAAGCAGATTATTCTAAAGAATATTTCCAAGTTCAACAGAATGATACTGAAGATTGGGTTTTTGTTCATAGAATGGTTTCTGAATATTTTTATGGCAAAAGTAAAAAAAATGAAGTTATTCATCATAAAAATATGAAAAGATTTGATAATAATCCTGAAAATCTTGTAAAAATGGATAAACAGGAACATATCAAATTACATAATACTTTAGGTAAATTGGCGTGGGAATCATCTGACCGAGATTTACATATAAAACGCTTATCAGAATCAGGAAAGAAATTTTTTGAAACTGAAAAAGGAATAGAAAGAAGGAAAGAGATTTCTTTGCTTAATAAAACAGATGAGCGAATTATTAATGGATTTAAGAAAAGAAATGCAATAGCCAATGCAAGACGTGCTGCTGATAAACTTGTTTTAACTGATGAAGAGTATAGAGCTAAATGGTTCTTCTATAATTTTTCAAAAGAGGAAAGTTTAGCTGGGGCAAAAAAAGCAGGGGAAATGAGGAAAAAAGATAAAGAAACTTTATCTGAACAAGATTTTAAAGAAAAATATAAGATCACAGAAGAACATTGTTTGAGAAGATATAGTGTATCTGTAAGTGACATAGATTTTTCAAAAGTAGTCGATTGTGTAAAGCATGCTTTTGAATCAAATGAAAATTGTTCTAATACCGAACTCATTGAAAGAATTAATGCTATATATCCAAGAATAGGCACACTTGGAAAATTTAGAAA